GAGCAATGGGATGAAGTTAGTCAACTTCATGGCGGTAAGTCATTAGATAGAATTAATTCAATAGTTTATTGTGGTGATGGTATTGTTTTAGCAGGTGCTGGTGGCTATAGGGGAGATGTCATTAGGTCTACCGACTATGGAAAAACCTGGGTTGAGATGGAAACAGGTGTTGGAGACATAGAAGCAGATATTACAGCATTAGTTTATTGTGGTAATGGTATCGCATTAGCGGGTAGTAGATATAGTAACGCTGGTGATGGTGATATCTATAGATCTACCGACTTTGGACTCACCTGGACTAAGATTTATGATAGTACCACTCTGGAAGAAATTCTTTCATTAGAGTATTGTGGTGACGGTATTGTCTTAGCAGGTACTGGTGATAGTACCGATAATGGAGATGTTTATAGGTCTACTGACTTTGGACTTAATTGGACTAAAGTTGAAATGGGTTCTGATTTAGAGAGAATTCGTTCATTACTTTATATTGGTAATGGTATTGTCTTAGCAGGTAGTGGATCCAATACTGATGACGGTGATGTTTATAGATCTACTGATTTTGGCCAAAACTGGACCAAGATTGAAATGGGTTCTGGATTAGAATCTATTCGTTCATTTGCATATTGTGGTGGTGGTGTTGTAGTAGCAGGTGCTGGTTCTAGTACTGATGACGGTGATGTTTATAGATCTACTGATTTTGGTCAAACCTGGACCAAGATTGAGATGGGTTCTAGCTTTGAAGTAATCCTTTCTTTAGCTTATTGTGATAATGGTGTTGTCTTTGCAGGTACTGGTAGTGGTACTGGTGATGCTTTCGCTTATAAATCTGTTGACTATGGTCAAACTTGGACCCAGATTGTAGTTGACCAGTATAATTCTTCTCAGACTATAGAATCATTATGTTATCTTGGTAATGGTATCGTATTAGCAGGTGGTGGCAATACGATGCTCAG